TGATTACCTGTCATATACTGGAATCTAGTGATCGGAAAAACTTCAAAAAAATAGAATTTATAAAGTTCGCACGTAGTCATAATAAACTTTTTAAACAGTACCCTCATTATAAGTGGATTACAAGACAGTATAATTTTAATATAACTATGGAATTGAATGATTACATTTGCACAGTTGAGGATAAGAACGATAATAATAAGAGTATGCTAAAGATACATGCTTCTAGTGGACCTGCTGCCCAAATGATGGCTTTTGCCATAGTACGATCTCACATGATTAACAGTGGGGGAAAATATGTGTTCAAATTTACAGAAGACGATGTTCGTACTACTGAGAAAAGGGTTAGAGAAATAGGTCAAACCTTGGCTAATGATGTAAATTGTTTTAGAGTCATAGCAAAAACAGGTTATAGAAGAGCTTTTTCATTTCCTCATAAAGTTGTGACACCAAATTGGTTATCTAATTGTTATGAAGAGTTATGGCCAAATTACGAAGTATCAAGAGCTCGTGGAGCTTGTTATATTTGTAAAGATGAATTGTTTTGTTCAGTTAATTTGAAGTGTGGATGTTTATGTCACCCTAGGTGCTTTAGGATAGATCAGAAAGAAGATGATAAGAAACAGTGTTGTAAAGGTTTTGAAATGCCTATTTTTCTTGAAAATGAAACTTCCAACACCATATCAAGTACTTATTTAACTTGTAATGATCCACAATTATTAATTGACACTATGGCAAAAATGTTACGTAATAAATCAGGAATTAGTTTAGATTCCAAAATCTTTAGTTCATGTGCCAAGACAATGTTTTTCCGCATGGGTATTAGTCTTGAAACTATTGATTGTCCAGACTTAACTCTTTTAACTACTTATGATATGACATATCCTCGTCAGTCAAAAGCAGGAGCTTATTTTGGTAGAAATGTGAAGGATTACATTCCTGGTTATCATTATGTTCAAAATCCTTTAAAATATGAGTGTTATGATGAATGTAGGTTACAAATAAAAATAATGGCTGATGAAGTTATGGAGTGCTTAAAGAATAATGGGGATCCTTCCAAAATTTTTGCTCGTTATCCATCCATATCTGTCTTTTCATCAAAAAGTGAGTCATTAGCTGAGGCCAAGTTACGTTTGTTTTTCGTACCACTTTTTATAAAATTTCAATTTGATAAGGTTTATATGTATCCTATTTTTAGACATTTATATAATAGAGGTTCTTGTATGGTAGGTTTTCATTGGGATGACAATGGTGCTTATAAATTATACGTTTATTTATGTGTTAACGTAAAGTACAAAGATAGAATTTTTTGGGAATGGGATATAGAGCGTTATGATACATCCATTAAAGCTATTTTACTATTATATTTTTCATTGAATTTTTTAAAGTTCTATAATAGTGATAGTCCCCACTATGATTTGTTGAAAAGGTTCGCCGCTTGGACAGCTGATGCTTATGCTACCAAGTATGTTAAATGGTTAGATGATACAGACTGGAGAATTATAGTTGGTGTTTTATTTAGTGGAGAGTATGGAACTTCTATGTTGGGAACTATAATCTCATTGTTTATGTTTGAGACTTATCTTTATTATATAAGGGATGAAATGTTCAAAAGGGGTGTTGCTCAAGAAACCATTAAAGATTTGTTAGACGACATAAAGCAAAAATCATATAGTGATGACGGTATTTTATCTTTGCCCGCTGCTCTGTCAAAATGGTGTTCTTTGTTAGAAAATATAGTAGATGAGGAAGGCGAGATATTGTCTTTTTCAAATTACATAAAATCACAATTTGACATACAGTTGAAACATAAAGAAAGTCATACTTTTAAGCATTTTTTTTCTCAACCAGATGATAAAGGTGGATTAAAAAGGGTTGGTCCTAAAATTTTAAAACGCCATTTTATACGTGTTCAAAATGCAAAGGGAATGTTTGTTGTTGCATATAAACCAATGGCATATTCTCATTTCAAGTTATTTCGTCCAGCTCGTGAGATTGATTATGGATTGCAATATATTAGAGCGATAGGTCATTTATGGGATACTCATGGAACCAATAAATATTGGTGGGATAAAATCATGGAGCATATATACCAGCTTAAAAATCTCCATCATGGGGGTTTTAGAGGGTTATATGAAGATGCGGTGGCTATGATCCAAAATAATTTGGAGAAACCGTTATATGAGTACGTATTGGAGAGACTTGCTAAGAATATAATAAGGGATAAAATAACAGATAATATGTTGTCAAGGGTTCCAACATTAGACGCAGTAAGGGCATTTTTTTTTTTTCTGTTCCTATTGGTAGTAAGGTTGGG